CTTTGACTGCGTTCAGGTAATTTAGACTCGACTGGTGGCGGTGGCGGACCCGAATTTACATTTGGGGGCATAGATGCTCCAAACCCAGGATTAGCACCGTTATTTCCAAATAGTCCATTCATAAATCCGCCTAATCCCGGTTTAGATTGACCCATTGTATTAACTGCTGCCTGAGTAAATTGCTTCATTAATTCTGGATTTTGACGCATAATATCATCCATACCTGGCATTGAAGATTTAAATAATGTATTTGACATATGAATCATCATACCGGAACCACCTAATTGAAACAATAATTTTAATTCAGGAGACATTTTCGCTTTAGATTTATATTTTTCGTGTAATTCGGCAAAAATTTCATCATATTCATCAATATTTTCATTTATTTGCTCTCCCCAACCATCAAGTTTAATATCAAAAGGGTCAAATTTATTATTTAAGAATTCTAACCCGGTTATACAAGCCATTAGCATTTTTCCTTGAAACTTAATCGCATTAGATTTTTCTTTTTCCGCAATAATAGTTTCATATTCTCCGATCATTTCATTTAAATTGGAATCCATATTATAGCGCTTGCTAAGCGTAACCCCCTTTTTCTCTAGGTCTTCTAACTTTCGTAAATATTTGAATTTTTCTTTTAACTCCTCTTCTTTAGTTAATTCGGGTTTTTCTTGTGCCTTAGTTAAATTTATAGGCACATTATTGAATTTACCAAATCCATCCCAAGTTTTATTTTCATTCATATTTGCCGTTGATTTACCCAAATTTATTGGATCATTATCATCATTCTTTGTAACTGGTTTAATATTGGCACCATTATTCTTTGAATCACCGCCAAATAACCCTCCAAATATAGATTTTTTATTAGTTCCCGTTGATTGCCCATAATTTATTTCTTTTTTATTACTAGTATTACTATTATTACTATTATTACTATTATTACTATTATTATTAGTATTAGTATCGGTATTTAACTTTAGTTTGTCGTCAAAATGTCTTGAACTGTTATTATCTGTTAAATCATTTAATTCATTTTCTAAACTAGTAATATCTTCAATATCTATTGAGGTTGATGTTTTTTTTTCATTTATACTTTTTCCATTCATTAATAATTCAATACCACCGCCAAAATTAGATGAGGGTTTTTTTGATATAATATCTTCTATTTCGTTATCTATATTGGACTCATTTATCTTGAATTCTGGAATTTGAAAATTATCAATGTTTAAAGTTTCGGGTTCTATTTCTATAATATCCATTAAAACTATTATGATAAAACTAGAAGTTTAATTTTTAAATACTCCGCAATATATATTATATAATAATTAATTGTTAATTAATTATTAATAGCTAATTATTTTAATATATTGAAATTTTCTAAATAATAAATTCCTTGTAAAAAACAATCTGCTAAGTCATCTTTCTTTGAGTGTTTAACAAAAAAGGCTACTTCTGGGGACATATTTTTATGTTCTAATAGTTGTTTTGTAAAATAAATACTGAGTTTCTTCCGTTCATTATATGATAATTTTTTATCTTTAGCATCACAACTATCTTTATTAATAAATAATTTTAACTTATTTGTTGCTGATATAAATTTAATATTATAATTATTACAATCTATAAAGTATTGAGATATCATACCCTGAATAGTTTTCATTCTATTAGCAATAGGACTTATTTGATTTTCTAAAATAATTTGGTCAATACTAGATAAATCAATATTTTTAAATAATTCATTCAATTCGTTTTTTATACTAATTCCTATATCTATTAAATTTACATTGTTTGCGTTAACAGTTTCAATTGCTTCAAAACAAGTAGAATTTAAAAATTCTTCTAGTAATTTTATTAACGATGCCTTATTTATGGGTTTCTCTATTTTAATTTGATATTGTTCAATCAATAATGAGAGATTGGCAACAGATTGTTTATGAAGTGTTTTAATATTGCACGTTGGCAAACTATATTCCGTTTTTTTTGTATGATTTTTACAATAAAAAACATTATCTTTATGAAATTTTGCTTCTTTTGAGCATGATTCTTGATTACACGAAATTAATTTGTTACATAAATTAATCACATCCCATTTTATGATTTTAAAATCTCTAAAATCTTGCAGATCTTTAACATTAGTATTAGCATTAGTATTCATTTTTTTATCTATAACATCACATTCTAATAGTACATATGCTAAATTTTTAATGCCAATATCTATGCTTAATATTTTCATAAGTATTATAGGTTTGTTATTATTAATATTATATATTATTAATATTATATAATATTATATAATATTTATACATTATATTTATACATTATATTTATACATTATATTTATACATTATAATAAAAATTTATTTATAAGCACCCACACATACCGAATAATTTAATCTATAAACGTAATACATGAGTATAAAGGTTAAAAAATAGGATGTTGCGAAACCAAGTATCTTGTAATTCTTTTTATATAGAGCTATTATTATTCCTATAACTGCTAAAAGAACTGCTGCTAAACTAAAATATCCTAAATAATAAAAAAACATACAATGCTCTTTGCCAAAAGGAGCCATTAAACCATCTAGAAAAGTCATTTTATATTATAAAATATTATAAAATATTATAAAATATTATAAAAATAGTATAAAATATTATAAAAATATTATAAAAATAGAAAAAATCTATTCGTTAGCTCTAATTACATACTTTGAAACATGTTTTTGAGCATCTAATTGTTGTCTTGACAAATATACATTTTTCAAATCACTTGTTTCGTATCCATATGGTTGATCGCGTGATAAAATTGACTTAAAAATGTAGGGACTTTGTACATTAGTCAAAGGTTCTGATTTATAATTTGAAGTTGTCCCACACTCAATACAAGAAATATATTGATTATTTTGTATAATCGCATCCGCATTTACTTGTAAATATTTTCTGTAATCACTGTTATTTTTAATATTTTTATTATTTTGAAAAACACTATCATTAAGAACAGACGAATAATAATTGCTAAATAATCTTGTATCGTCCATTAAAGGCGGAAAATTGAAGTGAATATTATTTGAACCACTATAGCAAGTTCCCCAACTCATAAAATTAATATTATATTATGTAATAATATTAATTATTTACAGATTTTATAAAATATAATTTACAGATTTTATAAAAGTTATTTTAAAATAAATCAGGATTCATTTTTTTTGGAAGTTCATGACCAAACATTACCATATATATTAGAACACAAGCGGCCAACAATATACTTCTATTTTCAGCAACAATATGTCTTTGACCAAGACCATAAATCATAATTATATACAATAACACACCGACTATAACCGAATGAATTACCATGACTATACCTCGTTCCATCATTTATATTTAAACACTATATTTTATTACTATATTTTATTACTATATTTTACTATTGATTTTGTAATAATTTTACTAAATCAGATTTTTTCATTTTTTGAGAAGTTTCATTATCTGTTAAATTTTTAGTGACAACCAAAGTTTTTAAATCATCAACTTTCATCTTTGAATAATTTTTTCTTTCACCGACTTTAGTATCTGAATTTGAATTCTCAATATTTTCTAAATTTATGATTCTTGGATTATCGTTTGTTTCTAAAGTAAATGAATCCAAGTTTATAGGTAAATTTCTTAGAAATGTTTCGTCATCAATATTCGAAATAGTTTGATCGTCTAATTTAATATTTTCTAAACTTACTAATTTTTCTTCCATGTCTTCTATTTCTCCTAAGTCTTCTAAGTCTTCTAATTTATTATTAGAAATTGTTAAATTTTCTGAAATTTTTGTATCTTCATCTTCGGTATCTCCATCCTCATCTTCCTCATCTTCGTCTTCGTCTTCATCTTCGTCTTCAGTATCTTCAGTACCTTCAGTACCTTCATCTTCAGTATCTTCAGTACCTTCACCTTCATCTTCATCTTCATCTTCCGAATCGTCTTCGTCAGAAACAGATATTTTTTCTCCTAAATTAATTTTTTTTATTTTATCAAATTCTACATATTCTGTTGTGTTATTCTCAGTAATAGAATCATTGTTTTTATTAATATCAACCGAGGTGTTTGCTAAACATAGACGCTGCATTTGAACATTATAATTTATAATAAAATTTTGTAAAATTTTACCATGCTCTATTACACTTTTTTCTAATAAATTTAGTCTCCTATAACAATATAACATAATTCCTCCACTTATTAGTAAAATTAATCCTAATGTTAATAAAAATCCCGAATCTATAAATTTAAATAAAAATGACATTTATATTAATGTTTAATTATATTATTTTAAGTATTGTTTAACGAATAATATTAATTAATTTTTCATAGTCGTAATAATATTTTCTGGGTAATTTAAATCTTTGAGAACCTTCATTGCGCCTTTTACTTTTGAAATACCTTTTTTAATTTTATAAGTATATTCAAAATCTGTAGCATTATTATTTACTTTCATGTAGAAATTATTGTTTTGTTTATTTAATTTCTTACACAATTTAGTATAATGTGTTGTTAAAACATAATCTATATTATTGAATTTATTTAAATAATTTAAATAACCATAGGCACTATCAACTGCTTCGTCTGGATTTGTCCCACTATATAACTCATCAAATACGCAAAAGTGATTTTTTGTAGAATTATTTTCTATTGTTTCTAATATATTTTTACATTGTCTTGCTTCTGCTTGATATAAACTATCGCGTCCTCCTGTATCTGGAATATTTATATAACAATGAATATAATCATATATTTTTACAGAGGCACTATTGAAAAATCCGCACCCTATTTGTTGAGATAAAATAACATTAAACAATGTTGATTTTAGCAGAGTAGTCTTGCCCGAAGCATTTGGACCAGTAATAATTATATTTTTATCCAGCGAATATGAATTTTTTACAATCTTACGCTCATAGTTTTTATTCTTGTTATTTGTTGTAATTGCTTCGCACTTTTCAATACTATTTAAATTAGCAAAATATGCGTCTCTAAACGAGGTAGGTTTAGAATTATCATAATTACAATAATTCATAACGTTAGTATTTATAAAGTTTTGCAATGTTTCTAAATTTTTCAAATAACCGTTAAAACCGAATGAAAAATACAAACTATTAATGATGCCCACATTTTTATTTAAGTAATAAAAACATTTCATTAATTGTCCTAATTCTACTAATTTATTGATATTTAAGGTATATGGTGTGATTTTATTTAATTCGTCTAAATAAGATGTAAAAATAGATATATTTGTATTAATAGCATCATTAAATGATTTATACTTTGTTAAATCTTTAGAATACTTCAAGAAATTATTGTATTTATTCAAAGAACCCACAATATAGTGTTTTAAGTCAAATAAAGTTTCATGGATATATTTAATATTTGTAAAATATTTAATACAACTAGTAAAATTTAAATACATTTGAAAAATATAAAATCCAAAACTAAAAAGCAAATAAAGTTTATTTGTAAAATTAGTATTACTAAATGAAGAAAACACTTGCCCAATAATATGATTGGAAAATACCTTTTTTAAATGATCAAAATATAGCCCAAATGTTATTTTATGTCCTTGTAGTTTTATTATAAAAAAGGGTAATAACAGAAATAATATTGGAATAAGCAATGAAAATACAGGCGAAGAAAGATTATATACACTCAATAATTGTAGGCATAAACTATTATTATTATACTTACTTAATAATGGTATATCAATATATTGATAATTATTTATAAATCCATTGTCATATATAATCGTTTCACATTTAGTATATAGTGCGTCCTCTTTTGGTGTAGTTTTATCTTCTAAAAATTCTACTTTCTTAAAAGTAGTATAATTCTTTAATAAAACTTGCGTTTGTGATAAAAATTCTACATTGTTGGTATAATATTTGGACCATCTATTAATAATGTTTTTTTCAAAGACATTGGTTGGATTAAAAACATGATAATATAAATTATATTCTTCATTATTTTTAGCACTAATAATTGATGTATTGTTTTCACTAGTATTACTATTTGTGTTATCTAATTCTATTGAATCACTTGTCAAAGATGGTTTTACTTTTACTAATTCTAAATCATTAACAATATTATTGCTTAACAATTGAACACAAGAAATGTCTAAGTATTCTATTGGCAACTTAAAGCAATCTGTAAATTGTTCTTTAGTATTTAAATTGGCATCTTCGTAGAAATTCATTAAAGTGTTAATAAAATTCATCGTATTATTAATAATAACAATTACTTTATAAATATTAATATAACGAAAATAATTAAAAAAATAGTATTATATTTTATTAATTATAATATTGTATGTTAATTTACACTACACAATTTATTAATAATTACTATAAAACTTTGGAGAATATAAACTTAGAGGACACACTTCAAAGTTTGTTAAATACTATATTAATAACAGTTAATAATGATCTATCATTAAATAATTTTGACCAAGAAACCGATAATAAATTAAAGAAGAAATCAAAATTTAAGAAATATGATAATTATAATAGTTCTAAAGACTTCAATAATGTTAATAAATTCAATAAACTTAACATATTACAAACAACAAGTGTTAGAAAAGTTCCAGTTGATAAAACTAAAATAAATATTGCTAAAAGTAATATTAAAGCATTATTAAATAAATTAGCACCGTCTAATTATAATAAATTAGAAAATGAATTTTTGGTTATTTATAATGAATTACTAGAGTCAAGCATACAAGAAAACATAGACGAATTAGATTTAGTGGATAAATCTTCGGTCGATAAATCTTCGATGGACAAATATATTATTGATTATATATGTTATAATAATATTACATATAGTTCAATATATGTAAGTGTTTTTTTTTCATTACTTAATATTTATTACATTAAAAATTATACCTTAGAAAATATATTTTTATATAATTTATTAAAAGAGAAATATGAGGATTTTTTAAATTTTGAAAAATATATTACAAATACAAATACTAATACTAATATTAAACATGAGGACGAGTTTACAATAAATAAAAATAATGATAAATACAAATGCTTTATAATTTTTATTATAAATATATATAAAAAAACACTCATTTATGAGTTAGAAAACACGGCAAATTTAGAAAAAAATAATTACATACATAATTTATTTATTAATACGCCTATTATTGAAGAATTTATTTTACTCTTACATAATTTTTTCATAACCAATTTAAAAATTGAAAACAATAGTGCGTATTGCGAGAGCATATTAGAGTTCATAATTACAATATATAATGAACTGTTTAAAGAAATAAGAGTAATTAAAAAAATAGATGCAAATTTAAAAATATATGAAGCTATTAATTCACTATTAATTAATAAAACTAATTATATTAGTTTTACAAATAAAATAAAATTCAAATTAATGGATGTTCAAGATAAATATAAAAAATATATATTAGTTTAATCAAACTTTATATATTAGTTTAATCAAACTTTATAATTTCGATAATATAAGATTTGTATAATTAAAAATATAAAAATGTTAAAATATATTTATTATTATTATTATAATAGTTTAAAAATACATTTATAAAAATAGATAATATATATAATGATTACATCTAATATTGACAGC